TTCTAACAAACTTGATTCTATATTTATCTGGTACTTCAAAGTATCTAGAACTTGTCAATGCTTCTATACCATTCAACTGATCTAGTGCCTCTAGTTGTTCTTTCTCATCATTCTTTGCATCTTCTATATCATCTTTTAAATCAAATATATTTGCACCACCACCTGCAACCTTAGGATGAGCTCCAGTTTTAAGATACCTTACGATTTTATATATTTCAGTTGCTTCTTTCTTTGAACGAGCAAACATTTTGAATGAGAAGTTATGAGTTCTAAACGACATTGCGTTAAAGATTTGCTCTGAGAAAGGGTTGAATACTCTACCTTGTGATAATCCCATTAGTTGATTGGCATTAGCACCTCCCCCTACACCTGTTAGTTTGTTTGCTGCACCTGCAACGTTTGCTATTATATTTGCAGTACCTTGAGGTAGTCCTGCTTGTGCACCTTGTTGTATTGCGTCTGCTACTTTATCAAAACTTAAGTTACCTGCTGTTCCTCCTCCTACTAATGCTGCTGCCATTACACCACCAACACCTAAGTCAACCTTACTATATGATGCTTGGTATGCTGTTTGTACTGCCTTTGGCATTGCAATATATACTCTACTTCTATTCAACTGTCTGTTTACTGTACTGTTAGGTACATTTAATCCTGCATAACCAGTATCCTTATCATCATACTTGATTCTAAATCTATGCATCATGACGTAATCAACTGCCTCAGTAGGGAACTGTTCGTTCGGTCCTGTGTCAGGTGATGGTGGTCTCAATGGATATTTGTAAACACTCACTACTTTTTCCTAAATACTATGTGAAACTATATTATATTTATGAGGTATCAAGGAAAATATCGACCTTCTTATCCTAGAAAGTATAAAGGTGACCCCACTAACATTATTTATAGGTCCTCTTGGGAATATAAGTTTATGAAGTGGTGTGACATCACCTCATCTGTACAAGAATGGGGTAGCGAAGAGATTATCATTCCTTATATTTCACCTGTTGATGGTAAACGTCATCGATACTTTCCAGATTTTTATGTTAAAATCCAGAACAGAAAGTATTTGGTTGAAGTCAAACCATTCAGACAGACTCGTGAACCCAAGACACAAAAAAGAAACACAAAGAGATATATAAATGAGGTTGTTACCTATCATATTAATAAAGCAAAGTGGAAAGCAGCAACTGAGTTTTGTAAAGACCACTCATGGGAGTTTATGTTAATCACAGAAAAGGAACTTAAAGTATAATGGCAATCCCCAATCCCCAAAGTGCTAGAAAAATTGCTCCTATGCGTGGAGTGGATGGATTTCTAGGTTCTATGATTAAGAACAAAAAGAATTCTCCTGCTACACTCAACAAATGGACAGTTAGTTTTGCAAGTCCACCCATATTACAACCTCGTAACGTAGGAGGGGACAGTACCAGTGATAAAATGGTATTGGAAAAGGGTGATCCAGCTCGACTACTTGATTACTATGCAATGAATGTAGGTTTACCAAGTAGACAAATCACTGCAGCACAGTTCCAACCTCCAGGTGCATCTGTAAGGTATGCAACTAACCAAGCATTCAGTGAGATGAGTATTGAGTTTATGATTCCAAAATCTCAATACACAAGAAGTATATTTGAAACATGGGTAAATAGAATATCAAGAGACTCAAATCAGTATGTTGACTTTTATGATCGCTACTGTTCACCCAAAGTAAGAGTCTATAAATGGGAGACTACAAGTAGACCTACAAGTAAAATACAAGAACTTCTTGATCCCACTAGCAAAAGTTTCGGACAGATCACTGGTTGTTGGGAGATGCAAAATGTATTTCCATACAACATAGGAAGTATTCAACTAAACAATGAACAGAATACTTTGATGTCACTGTCAGTAGGGTTCTACTATGAGAGGTATAGATTCTTTACTGCTGATGAGTTTTCTGACTACGGTAAACTATATCCTATGACTTTACCCGCAGGAACTGGACTAGGATCTCTATCAGATGAAGAGAAAGCACAAATCGTTGATTCATATACACAATCTGGTGTTACTTATGCACGCGAGACTGGTAGTCCAATAGCATTTGCTAGTTCATATGAGGGTCCTACCTAACCTGCTAAATAAAATATGACGTGAAATAATTTATGGCATTACCTAAGTTAAATGTACCTAAGTACAAATTGAAACTACCGTCTGACGGTAGAACTGTGAACTTCAGACCATTCCTTGTAAAAGAAGAGAAGTTACTATTGCTTGCTACTGAGACTGGCGAACAGTCAGATATCATTGAAGCAATCAAAAACATTATCATATCCTGTACGGATTTGACAACTGTAGAAGGGTTAGCAACCTTCGATATCGAATATCTTTTCCTTAATATCAGATGTAAATCTGTAGGAGAGACTGTAGATGTAGTTGTTACTTGCCCTGATGATGGTAAATCAACTGTAAACGTATCTATTCCATTGGATACAATCAAAGTTAAGAAGACTAGAGGACATAAGGCAGATATAAAACTGTCTGATGAATGTTCTATAACAATGGGTTATCCTAGTCTAGACATGTTTGTCTCAACAAACTTTACTGATGAAGACGAAAATCGTGTTGATGAAGTTTTTAAAATGGCAGCGTCCTGTATAAAAACTATTCAAGATCCTAACCAAGTATATGAATGTGCAGATGTTCCTCCAAATGAGATCCAAGAGTTCTTTGATGACATGAACAGTGCACAGTTTGCTATGGTTCAGAAGTTCTTTGATACCATGCCCAAGTTGACTCATACTATCAAGGTCACTAATCCAAACACAGGTAAAGAAAGTGACGTAGTTTTAGAAGGGTTAGCGTCTTTTTTCGCTTAGCTCTACTGCATACTAGTCTTCAATCTTATTATGAAGGGAACTTTGCATTGATGCACCACCACAAGTGGAACATTGAGCATATAGATAATCTCATGCCTTGGGAAAAGGATCTATATGTTGACATGTTAATCTCGTTCCTTAAAGAAGAAGAAAAACGCATGAAGGAGCAGCAAAAGTAGTGGCAAAACTGGTCGCTTATAAACAAGTTAAAAGAAACGGTTCCAAGTCAGTGAAGGGAGCGTTGAAGAAGGCTGTGAATACTAATATATTCGCTGCCAATCAACTTGGTTCTACTCTTAATAGTGTTGGTAGTATTACTACTGATCTAGTTAAAATATCAGAAGCATTTAGAAAGACTAGAATCACAGAAGATAAAGATGAACGTAGACAAAGAAGATTAGATAAAGATCAGGCAGCAGAAGATAGGCAGGAAGGAAAGAAAGTAGATGAGTTTAATAAAAGTGGTAAAGATGGTGCTGTAGATAAAGAGTTTAAGAAAAAGAAAAAACCAAAAATGTCTCTCTTCAAAAAGAATAAAGGCATGGGAGGTTTCCTACTAGGTTTCTTAGGACCTGTAGGTGGAGCTCTAGCATCACTTGCTGCAGCAGCAGCGAGTTATAAGTTGATGGAGTACTTCTCTAAACCAGAGAACACTAAAAAGATTAGAGATTTTATAGAGAAAGCATCCTTTGTATTTAAGAAACTGTTTGGTTGGGCAGGGCAACTGATTGATGCGACCATGACAGCTATTGATCAGTTGTTTGGTAAAGAGAAGACTATAGGTGATAGACTACTAGGATTTGGTAAGATTGCTACAGCAATAGGTGCAAACTTAATGTTGCTGAAAGCATACGAATTCGTAAGTGACTTTCTTGATCGGGACACACCTGATGGAAGAAACAGGACACCTGATGACGTCGATCCAGATACAGGTAGAAAGTTAGATGCTGATGAGGTAGTCGATCCAGAGACAGGTAAAACTAGAAAAGCAGATCTTGAAGAGATAGAACTTAAGAAGAAAGGTTTAAACAGTGATCAGATTGCTGATTATAAAAAGCAAGTTGCTAATGGTGTAGATCCAGACGTAGCACTTAAGAAATCAAAGCAAGGTAAGCTTCAGAGGATGATCGGTGATAAAGTTGATGACGTCATGACGTCAAAACCTGCTAAAAATATTATGGGTTTCTTCCAAGACCTTGGAACTAAGGTGACGAAAGGTTTAAAGAATTTGATGAATAAGATACCTGGCGTAAAGGATCTCGGTGAAAAACTTGGTAAACAACTTGCTGAAGGATATAAAAATCTAAAGAAGTTTGCACAAAAGAAGTTTGATGATGTAGTAAAGGTAGGTAAAAAATTAAAGGGCATGTATCAAGGTGCTCTAAAATCAACTGGTAACTTCTTCAAAAAGTTAGCAAAGAGAGCTAAAGATGCAGTGGTGAAGAAGATTTTAGAACCTGCACTGAAATATTTTGAACCTGCTCTCAAGAAATTGAAAGCGGTTGGTGGTAAAATAATGGCACAACTGCAAAAGATTCCTGGATATGATAAGATAACAAAAGTTCTAAAGAAATTTGGTGGAGAAGGTAGTCAAGGATTATTGAAAAAGATAGGAGGAAAAGCAGTACCTATCCTTGGTGGTTTTGTTAACATGCTTTTTGCTTATGATAGATTGGCAAGTGGAGATTCCATAGGTGGATTACTTGAAGGTGCTTCTGGTATACTTGATTTGTCTGGTGCTTTTGGTAACGCAGCAGGTCCTCCAATATCAATGGGTATAGATGCCTTTATGTTTGCTAGAGATTTTGTTCCACAAATCCAAGAAGGTGAAGAAGCTATTGTTAATAAACTAGGGTTGGGTGGAATAAAAACACAAATGGATAGTATATTTGAAAAGTTACCAGACTTAGGTACTATCACTAACATGGTATTAGGTAAGAATAAAGAAGAGGAAGAAGGAGATGTTGTAGAAGGAGATACAGTAACTACTAACGTAAAACAAATATCTGCTAAACTTGATCTTTATGGTGATGGTAAAGCATATATTAATGGCAATGAAGTTTCTCTGGAAGAGTACCAAGCGTTCCAAGAAATGACTAGGGAAGAACAGTTACTTAAGTATGGTAGTGAAGGCACAGGTGCAGAAAATGTAGCAGAAGAGATGGCAAGCGGTGGATTCTTAAGAGTTCCACAACCTGCATACTTTAGTGCAGGTGGTTTGGCAGATCAAATAGCAATGGCAAGTGCATACGACAACATGATACCAATACCTTTTGTATTGACACAACTATCTCTCTTACCTACGAAAGTTGCAATAAATACAGGTGGTACTGAAGTAAAAGCAATGTCTTCTCTTACATCTAGACGATTATAATGGCAAAAGTCAACGTACAAAAGAAAGGAAAGCTCAACACTTATAAGTTTGTTGGGACTGAGGAACCTAAAGGTAAAGGTTCCAATCCTTTTGGTGCGACTGGACATTTCAATGAGAATACACAAGCAATCAATGCTTTAGGTGCTTCTGTAAATGGTATCATGGATACTGTACAGAAACTTAAAGAAGCACAACTAGCAGAGTTCGAGGCAAGACAAAAGGATAAACCAAAGAAAGATCCTAACTATGGCAAGACAAAGAAAAAGAAAGGTAAAGGAAATCCAGTTCTAAATTTTGCAAAGAGTGTTACAAAAGCAGGTGGTAGTTTCTTAGAAGGAATACTAGGCATGGTAGGTAACATGCTAAAGATGGCGATTGCTGTACCTGCACTAATGTGGTTGGCTAAACCAGAAAATAAAGAGAAGATAGTTACATTGGTCAAAGTCCTTAGTAAGATTGGTAAGTTTATATTTGATTTTGCACAGTTTGGAATCACTCAGACACTTGATGGTTTGTATATGATGTTGAGTGGTGAGACTAAATGGTGGGAAAAGTTACTAGGATTTGGTAAAGCACTACTAGGTTTAAGTACAATAATATTAGGTATAGGATTCTTAAAGAACCCTGTTAAAACCATTAAGACTATTGTAAGAGGTGTCAAGATATTGATAGGCATCCTCAAGAAACAGATGCTCAAGAATGCGATTCCAGGTTTGCAAGAGGGTGGTGTTCTTCCTAAACCTGCACCTGTTTCAAAGACTATAAAACAACTCAAAGGATTTGCAAGAGGTGGATGGATATCAGGTCCTCAGTCTGGTTATCCTGTGTCACTTGATGGTGGTAGAAGCACATCATTCATAGGTCATGGCACAGAGTATGTTTCACAGAAAGCAGATGGTGGAGCATTTATAGTTCCATTTGATACTCCTGCTACTAGAAAAGATCCTGGTCTTACTCAGAAAAGAGCTTCGGAAGCAAAGAGTAAAGGATTCTCTGAGGGTGGTCTATTAGATGTACCAAAACTATCAATACCAACGTTCAGTGAAGGTGGTATTGTACCATTCAATCAATCACTACCACATTTCTCAGTACCACAGTTTTCTACAGGTGGTGTTTTAAATGTATCAACTCCATCAATACCAAAGTTTGATCTTCCTGATGTAAAACCTATCAAAGGTTTTTCTGAAGGTGGTGTGGTCAATAACTTTAATGTACCTCCACTTCCCTCATTAAATATCCCTTCACCTGTACAGAATTTTGCTCAAGGTGGTCAATACACGCAGACTTATTCACCTAATATTTCTAAATCAGTCTCACCAAATTATAATTTTGCCACAGGTGGTGTTCTACCTACGCTTACTATGCCTACGTTTGATGAGGGTGGTGTTGCTCCACGTCCTATAAAAGGTGGAATGGGTCAGTTGTTCCAAATATTCAAGGATCAAACAAAACTAAATGTTTTTGGTAAAATGATAAACAAAGTGAAAGGTGCAGGACAATCAGTCATAAGTAAAGTGACTCAGGGTAGAAATAATCAAGCAAACAAATCAAGAGATGCCATGATGCAACAACTAGAAGCAACTGCAGGTCAGGTTGCTGCAGTCAATGAGCAGAATCAAAATGCTATTGCACAGGCAGAAGCAATGACTAGTGGTGGTGGAGGAGGAGGTAGTTCTGAACCAGTATTAAAAGGATTGCCTGGTTTAGGAACTTACAATCAGAATGGAGTCTTGAAGACTACATCAACAGTATTGAATAGTAATAATAATTCTATGAGAGGTTTACTTAAATGAGCACACCAAGAGTAAATGCAGGTGATATCTCTACAAGTATTACTGTGATTAGAGGTGGTAGAACACTAAAGTCAGGTAATGGGGAGTCTAATCTAGTAGAATTTCTAAGAGCATGGGAAATATATGAAAGTATAGAACAAGGAACTGTAGAAGCAACATTCATGTTTGAAGATTCTGCAGGTATATCTAACATCTTTACTGGATCAGAGCTCATAAGGTTTGTGGTCAATGGATCTGTAATAAACAGGACATATAATTTGAGATCATATAACGTTCATAGCAGACAGAGAATCAATCAAACTACAGATACATTTGCAATCAACTGCTGTTCTGATGAGTTTGTAAAAAATGAATGTAGTAATGTATTTGGTATGTCTGACAAAATATTTAAAGAGACTGAAGCATCTTCGATTGTAAAAAAACTAATCAAACAAAGTTCATTTTTGGGAAGTTCCAAGAAAATATTTGCAGAGGAAAGTTTAAATAAACACCAGTTCATAGCAACAAACTGGAGACCTCTTGATACAATCTATTGGATTGCAAATAGATCAGTCCGAAAGAAAAAATCTGGTGGTAGTTTTCAAAATGGATTTACTTTTTATGAAAATGCATTGGGATATAATTTTAAATCTATTGATGGTATGATAGATGATATCAATGAACAAACTGTAAAAAAGAAAACTGATAAAAATAAAGGAACAGCAAGACTATATGAATATCTTTACGCACCAAAGAAACTTGATGATGGATCTAATGATCAGTTCAAGATTGATACTATCACATTCCCAGAAGAAAGAAACTTTTTAATGGGGTTGAGGCACGGTGCATGGTCAGGATTTAGTATGGGTATTGATCCAGTTGATCTTGCTCAATCTAAGATGGGAGGTGTTAGTGTTGATCTACCATTATATTCAGATCCTTATAACATTTCAAATACATGGAAGCAAATGTCACATCTAGGAGGAAAGAAAGCAGTCAACCCTGTATCTAGAGTTGGTGCGGATTACAAGACATTGATTGAAGCACCTAAAAGAATGCGTTATACTATAATTCCAAATCAAGTATTTGATGTCAAGAAAAATGTCGTTCAACAGACAGTGGACAACATAGGCACGTTTATCACAGGAGAACAACCCAAGCCAGGAAACACATATGGGGAACTCGTAGAGTTACAATCTTATCAGTTTCTAAGAATAGAATCAATGAAGAACACTCAACTTCAGATATCAGTTCCAGGAAATTTAGATCTCTACGCAGGATCTGGTGTTAGTGTCACTATACCAACAACAGAGAAGTCTGGAGACAAAATCGAGACTGATAAAAGGTTTAGTGGACGTTACATGATCGTAACATTGGCACATAAAGGCACTCCAGATACCATGTCTACGGAAATGCTCCTCATGAAAGACACCGTACTTTGATAAATAGTTCTGTATCACGAGGTACAACAATGAAAACAATAGAAGAACACATCCAAAAAGATCACGAAATCCTAGACAATCCACTTGCATCACCTGCAGCACGCAGACATGCTAAAGTCGAGTTACATGAACTTGAAGTCTATGCAGAGCATCATCACGATGAGATCGAAGCAGGAGATCACCATGATCCTAATGCATTAGAACTATTCTGTGAAATGCACCCAGACGAACCAGAATGTTTAGTGTATGACGATTGAGGACTATTTACTAGGACTCTGGACAAATCAAAACCAAGCACAATCAGCTCCTACTACCTATGCAACCATTTTAATGGAGTGGAAGGAGATAGAAGGGGGATTTCAGTCTAAAAATTACTACAGGACTGATGGTTCTCAACGACCTTACAGGAAAAGATATCATAAGAAAGTTGATATATCTGAGAAAGAAGTATTAATAGAAAACTACGATTTAGAGTGGAATAAATCGGAAGAGTGTGGTATGCTTTTCAAGTATGATAACCTTGCATGGCATGGTAATATCATAGGAGACTGTGTGCATAACGGAGTCACAATCAAATCACAGATGCACTTATTCGGTGATAAACTACATAGTTTTGACCAAGCCTATAAAGGTGGTCGAATGGTCTGGGGTAGCAACAATATATACAAGTTTGTCAGAACCAAAAACGACTTTTAGTTTACAAAATTGGGGTAAAAAAATCCCGCCAAAATTTTGACCCTCAGGGTTTTTTACTAAATAATCAAAAGTATGCAGATAAATGCAAACAGTTGAAGGCATCCTAAACGAACCTAGAACCAATTTCGTCGGAAAGGACGGATTTTATTGGTGGGTTGGTGAAGTAGAAGACACCGAAGATCCTATGGAACTAGGTCGGTGTAAAGTTCGTGTGCTTGGATATTATACTAATATAAGACGTGGAACGACTGCTGATCTTCCAACAGAAATGTTACCATGGGCAACAGTATTACAACACACATGTCAACCAGGAAATCCTGGTCAAGGTGAAAGTTCTGGTCAACTGCAACCTGGTGCTATTGTCATGGGGTTCTTCCTAGATGGTGAAGATGCTCAAATGCCAATGGTTATCGGTGTTTTGCGTGTAAAGAAAAGTCCTGATAGCGGTAAAAAGCATGTATTTGCTTTTACGGGTGAAGATATGGATGCACCCGTCATAAACCCTGCAATGAGGAGAACTGCTGATCCTAATAGTAATGATATAAACAATTATGAAAATACAACTGGTGGAA